TGATTTATCTTCTTCCTTTAATTTTTTCATTTTATGTTGAAGATCTAATAATTTATCTGAAACATCACCAACACTCTTTATCAATTGTCCTGCAACTTCAAAATCTCTTGCTTTTTGGGTCTCTTTTGCAATTTCCAACATTTCATAAATTGCTTCTTGTCCCTTTTCTATTAAGTCATACAAATTTTGACGAGTGTATTCATAATCATTATGTGCCTCATCTTCAGAAACTGGTTTTTTTATTTCTTTTTTAACTTTTTCAATATACTCTGTAGATACTGCTTCTGCCTCAATATCTAAAGTTTCATTGATTTTATCAAATTTATTACTCATAGGTCTTCACCCTTTCTTGGGCTATAAATTCTACCATCACCAAAATCAAAAAGTTCTTCATCAAATTCAAAATCATCACCTGGTATAATCATATCATCATCTTCTTGTGTGATTGCATTTATGTAATCACCTTCTTCATGTTCAGATATAGTTGTTCCATCCTGACCACGTAACACAGTTATCTCATCATTGTTGATGGATTTAATATACATATTCTCATCATTTATTTGTATGTAACTATTTGGTACTAAAAGATTTGCATTTGAAACTGTAAACTCGGTAACTTCTGTTCCAATATCTTGAGAAAGTGTAGTAGTCTTATCTTTATTATAATCTTTTGTTGCTCTAGGTGTAACCACATAACGCAGTTGTCTAGATGCATTTACTCTATTAGTATCTGAATAATAATCAACTTGAACTCTTTTAATAATGTTGCCATCTTGATCAGATGGAACTGAACCAAATAAGAATATTTTTGCTACGAAAGTCAATGTGCATTGCATAAACCTACGTTCATCAAATCCCCCTTCATAATTGTCTTGGAATGGTGAAACATTTTGGAGAATTATGGGTACATCCCTTTTCTCACCTAAAGTTGAAGTTAGATTTACTGTAATATTAAATTCTGGTCTAAAATATGGTAATATTTGCTCCACAATTTGGAACATATCATCATTATATTTGGTTGCAATTGTCAATTCAAATGGTAAATTATATGGAACTGGCATGTAAGTACTTACCGGTTTGTTATCAGTTCCAGTGATAGATTTAAACGTTTGTAATGTAGAAGATTTTCTGCTAGGATCGTAAGATAACTGCCCAACTTCAAAAGACATTCTTGGCAAAGTTATGGCATTCCTTTTTCTTAAATCTGGTTTTTGTTCAATTCTTGCCAAATATTTTTGAATTGGACCATATGCAATAGGAACTTTAATTAAACTAAATTCATCCCCTTCAGCATCTTTATGCTGTATGTAGATATTATTAAAAAGTGTGCCAAAAGATGCTGTAGTCCTTCTGATTATTTCGTGGTATGTATGATTACCTAACATGATTTAAAATACAATCCTTACTTTATTTAGAATTCCCCAAAAGGATTCTTTTCATTGAAATCTATAATCTGATCTGCTTCTTCTTCTATTTCTTCATTTGATGCATAAGTATCGTATACATCATAATCATCTATTGAATATATTTTATATGTTGCACCATAACCTGCAATAGATTCCCCAACTGCAAATTTCCCACTTACTATTGCTAACTTGAGAATTCTAGTATCATAATCCCAACTCTTAACATATGCACTAGTTCCAGTAGAAACACCTTTAACAATTTCATTAAAGATATAATTGCCAGTAGAAACACCTATTGGTGAAGATACCGTTATATTAGGAATTGCAGTATATCCAATTCCTGCATCACTATAATACACTGCAGTGACTTTACCTGATGTATTAATAATAGGAACCAATTCTGCAGAATCTCCAGTAGATGAAGATGTTATTCCTATAGTTGGTATAGATGTATATCCTTCACCACTATCCAAAATTGTTATAGGTCCTAGTGTTCCAGATGCTAAAATAGAAGTCCCAATAAATCCACTACCCGAATTTGATTTTACCGTAATTTTTGGTGGAGTTGTATAACCATATCCTGGATTAACTATTAAAATCTTATCTACGGTAGAATCATTACCCCTACTTGTCATAATAGCAACTGCAGTTGCCTGAACACCTCCAGATACAGGTTTACTTAAAGATATGGATGGGGTGGATTTATATCCAGATCCACCATTTAAAATATCAATATATCTTACAGATTGTGCATTTGGAATACGATTTGGAGAAAGATTTATTGCAGGTTCAGTCTTAATTGTTGCACTATTTGCATTTTCTTTTACCATATTCAAAGTTATAGTATATCCAAAATCTTGGACCGTAGTATCAACTTCTTCTAATCCAGTATCAATAACTTCATCTTCATATTCAAAGAGTTCACATCTCAATTCATAAACATACAAATTGTTTAATTGATAAAATGGTTTTTTTGCCTCTACGTACTTTACTTCAAATAAACCATTGTCTAATGGAAAATAAATTAAATCACCTTCTTGTGGTCTTGTAGTTAAAAATACATCATTCTGCCCAGAAACAAAGGGTGATATAAAGTCTTCAAATCTTTCTCTAGATATAATAAAAGTTATTTCATCTGTACTTCTAACACCAAATTTTGATAAGATATCTCCACTTCCACCAAATCCATCAAAATTTGCAATATAAGCTTCGATGTGAAAATTATCATCAAATTTAGATACTAAAATCTCTTTTATTATCTTTTTCTCTGTTATAAATTTTCTGGGCATGTAAACTACATCTTGCCCAAACATCTTCAACTGCTCATTGATTAAATCTTGAATTAATCTCTGTTCAGATGGAGATCCATTTAAAAAATATGGATTAAGAGGCATATCTCACCTCCCTATCCTATAAGACCAAGAGGTGGCAATTCATACTCGTCTCTGAGTTGTCTTTCAATCTCTTCTAATTCTTTTTCTGCATCTGTATATAATCTATCTCCATTCATTGTTACTCCCCCTGGAAGTTGAACCCCATTGAATTTAATTAAATTCTGTCCCCATTGCTTTTTAATAGATGCTGTTAAATATTTCTTTAACCAATAATCGTTATAAACTTTTGGGAAATTTGCAGGATCTACAATTCTATAGCAATCTATTACAATATATGAATCACTATTTACCATACCCCAATCAATATCAAGATATAACCTATGTTGCTTTTTATTGAATCTTAATTGAACATCTGGAGTAATTATTCGACTAATATCTTCAAGATACATCTTAGTCATTGCATAATTCATTAAATCCAATGCTCCATAATAATACAAATCATTTAAAAAGATTTGATACTTAATATTAAACATTCCTGCACTAATGGTATTAGCATCGGATTTAAATACCATATTAACCCCAATTACAGTATCTGGTAATGGGATAAAATTTTGAGGTTCTTCTAGAGTTGCAGTGGTAATTCCAGATGTAGCATGTCCAGTAGTATATGTTGGATTATTTTTAATTAGGTCTACTTCCTCATGCAATAATTTGTGCTTCAAAAATACTCTTTCAATTCCATCAAAGTGACGTTCATGGAAATATTGAAGAGCATCATCTAATCTATCATTTAACTGATCATCATCTACATTTATTTCTAACACTGGATATCCCAGTTTTCTTAAACAATAATCTAAGAGTTCTTGTCTAGATGATGGTTGGGACATTACTCTACCTCTGCATCAGAAAATTTTTGAGATGACTTTTTATTGCTTGATCTGGAAAGTTCATCTACTTTTTTTTGCAATTCTAAATTTTTCATTAACAATGCATTTTTTTCGGAGGTCCAATCTTTTTCTAAGGATTGGACCTTTGCTTCTAACAGTATATTTTGATTATATAACGTAGAAATTTTATTGTGATAAGTATTAATTAAAATATTCACATCAACATCATTTTGCATATCAGAATAGTCCTCCATCAATTGTGTCAGTCCAAGTTGGAACTCCAAACTCATCTGTTGTTAGAATATAGTTTGAGGTGCTAATTCCAGATCCAGGAGCAACTGTAGACTTCATTAATCCATCACTGTCAAAGTAAGTGACACCATTGGTTGAGAAATCACCACTTTGATAATAAATTCCTTTGATATCTAGGAATCCTTTGGTTCCTGTTACTACGTTTCCTGCAAGTCCTGCATCTGGAACATAGGTCCAACGTGAATTTGCATCTACATAACCGAAGAATCCAGTTTTGACTACTGCCTGTGTTCCAATTCCAGAAGAAACATATTTAAATCCGATACCTCTATCATCATTAGTATCGACACCTTGACTTACTGTAATTTGATCTCCAGAATTTACTGTTCCAGTAATTGCATTTGATAATGTAATTACTTTATTTCCTGAGTCTATGCTGGAAATTACAGTATTTGATGGAATATTATTTCCAGTTACTACATCATTAGTATTGATTCCAGCAACACTGTCTATAGTTAATTCACTTCCAGTTGCAACAGTTAATACTACTGTTCTAGTAGATGCATTATCACCTACAATATAAATTGGGTTATTGCTAGTTACTGTAACAGAATTAACAGTTGTAGTAGTACCATCAACTTGAAGATCACCTTTAATGACAACAGTTCCTTCATTACTGAGGCCAGATGGGAAAGGATCGATGAATAATTTATCACCAGATCCAGGTCTTGTAAAAATGGTATTTGAGTTGATTCCAACTGCATCTACATAAAGTTCACCGACAATA